CGCTGTTGTAGCGCCAGTGTTACCTGTTGGCGTTCTACCGTAAAAAGTTACTTGATCAACTGAAGAAACGGTATCATCAACACCGCCTCCTAAAATTGGACGTTTTGGTGCACCTAAACCTCCCATGTATGTGTCGGTAGATGTATTGTACATGCCAGAGGCAAATTCAATCCAACCATCAGGTGCATCAGTGTGAAGATTAAACTTAACAGATTGATCTTCAGATGTTATTTGTGGCAAAATTTTCGATTGTGCAGAGTTACAACCATAGTATGGTAAGTTAACCCACATAGTATTCCAGTTTTCGTCATGTTCTGGAGCACCACTGTAACCAAGAACTTTAGTGTTAATAAGTTCAGGATATGCACTTGCGAATACTTGTTGAACATCTCTAAACTTCTTAGAAGCTAGCATTACTAAAATGTCAGGAATAACAGATAGAATAGTTGACATTCGTTTGTTATTTCCGGCATTAGCAAAGGCGAAAGGTATTACTTTCACTAGAGGTGAACCAGGTAAATTGTTTTGTTTGTAATTTCCATATAAATGGAACATAAACTCATTTAATCTAGGATCGATAGGTAAACCGTCTAAAATTTGACCTAACATTCCAATTTGATTAAGATCCGCAACGCTTAAATTTTGGTATAATTGAATCATACCATCATTTCTATTTCCAGTCATTCTGAAGTGAGAAATGATTGAAGCGTAACTATAGTAGTTAGCTAAAGCATAGCTAAGAATAGCAAAGTAGTTACAAATAGCTTTTCTATCACCAGCAACACCACTAGTGAAAGAATTCGGTCTAAGTCTAGTACTAATACTGTTGACATAAGCCGAAGTCATTGCGTTCTTAAGAAAACGATCAATACTAGACTGACCCATAAATCTACCTTCAGCTGGTTCAGGATAGACGTTCAGAACTTTAAGTAATAATGGTGCTGTAGCATCATCACCATCTAAGAAATACTTAGGACGGTAAAGAGGTACAATATTAGTCTGAAAGTTTGAATTAACAGGTTTAAGATTCAGACTTAGCCCAGTAGGGTTGTAAGCTGAACCACCAGCGTAGTCTGCGTTAGTAGTACCACCATCGCCACCATCACCAATATCGTTGATACCGATGCTATCACTTAACTTTGAAGAAAAGCGATTTCTCATTGATTGAGCTTGGTTTCGAATAGCGTTTGCACTTTTGCCAAGAATTTGGTCGATAGTAGCATCGACTGCTTCATTAGCTGCAGTAAGGAGAGTAGGTAATAAAACATTTACTGCACCACCAATTGCGATTGGAGGTTTGAAGCCAAGAGCTATTTCATTCTTGTTTTCTAATAAGTGTTTCATTGCATCACGAAACTCAACGTAAGTTAAGCCAGTGACCTCGTATTCACAGAAATCTTGATAAGATTCATATGAACTGAAGTCCGTGAAGTCATTTGTCTTATCTATACTGTTGTCTGACATGTGACTTGGTAAGTAAGTTGACTAGAGTGTGACTCAGAATATTGCCCAGCGGCCAAAGGTTTCTACGATTTAACACACTATTTGTAGAATTTTATTATGGA